GGCCTTATGGGTTTTAGATAACCCACGGGGCAAGCCATGGACCTAACTAATTTGACCGATGAAGACTATTTTGCAGCGATGAAAGAGATGTTCCGTACAGACGGGTGGGAAATACTCCTACTTGAGCTGGAGGACCAAGCAGCTCTCATTACTGATGTACAGGATATTGAGACCCTCGAAAAGCTACATTTCGCTAAGGGCCAGTTAAATACAATTGGTCGCCTGATGCGTTTTGAAGACACGTTGGAACGTGCTGAGGAAGAGGAATGAACGTCCTAAACGACTTCCATTGTCCAACTTGCGACTCTCTATTCGTTGATGAGTACCGTGACATTGAAGTAAGAGAGATAGATTGTCATAACTGCTCCGGCACCGCTGGTAAAGTACGAGCAATTCCTCGCTTTGTCCTTCCAGGCAATGACCCAAAAGGGTTCCCAACAGCTCATGATGCGTGGCAGAAGAAGCGCCGTGAGAAACTAAAAGAAGAATTGAAGTACGAAGATTCATAAAGTACGAGAGAACTTAGGCGACACCTAAGCTCGTATATTCCCACCCCCACAATCCTAAACGGACGGAGTTTAATATGTCAGCAACAATACTTGAGCATGACGCAGAAGACAGCAGCACTGAAGCCTTACCTACGGATACAGAGGCCTTAACTACAACTGAGCTTGTAGCGGACCTCACCTCTGTAGATACTACGGCACCTCCTGAGGAGGACATACCAGAGAAGTATCGTGGTAAGTCCATGAAGGAAGTAATCGGCATGCACCAAAGTGCGGAAGCGTTAATTGGTAAGCAGGGTAGCGAAGTGGGTGACCTCCGAAAGGTGGTTGACCAATATATCCAATCTCAAACTCAAGTACAAGCAGCACCTCCTGAGCCCATAGAAGAAGTTGACTTCTTTGAGAGCCCAGAGAAGGCTGTAAGCCAAGCAATAGCAAATCACCCCGATGTGGTTAATGCTAGACAGCAAGCTCAGGAGATGAAGCGTTCTACATCGCTGAATCAATTGCAGCAGAAGCATCCAGACATGCAGAGTGTCCTCCAGACTCCCGCCTTCGCGGAATGGGTACAGGCCTCTCCAGTACGTATGGAACTTTACAATCGTGCAGACCAAGGCTTTGATTTTAATGCCGCTGATGAACTTGTCAGCAACTTTAAAGAGAGAGCCGCAGTAGCACAGCAAGCTGTCCAGACTGAAACCGCAGCACGTCAGACCGCCGTTAGAGCAGCCTCCACAGGCTCCGCTACAGGCACTGGCAACGCAGGGGCCAAGAGAATCTATCGCAGGGCTGATATAATTAAACTAATGAAGACTGACCCTGACCGATACGAAGCTCTCAATCCTGAGATTATGCTTGCGTATCAAGAAGGTCGGGTTAAGTAAACCAAACCTTTTAGGAGAAACATCATGGCGGTATTTGACGCACAACCACAGGTAACCTCTGTTCCAGGACCCGGTGGTAATATAGGTACAGCAGCGACTTTCATCCCCCAAATCTGGTCCGATGAAGTAATTGCTGAATACGAAAAGAGTTTAGTACTTGCTCCTCTCGTCAAGAAAATGAGCATGACAGGTAAGAAAGGTGACGTTATCCACGTACCCTCTCCCATCCGTGGCAATGCTTCACAGAAAGTAAGTGAGACTTCAGTTAGCTTGATTGCTGATACTGAAGATGAGTTGGTTATCAATATTGACCAACATTGGGAATACTCCCGCATGATTGAGGACATTACTGAAGCACAGGCCCTTGCGTCTCTGCGGCGGTTCTACACCTCTGATGCTGGCTACTCTTTAGCCCGTCAATGTGACTCTATCTTGTTCGCAAACGGTACCAAGTTGGGTGACGGCGTAGGCACTAGCTGGGTTCACTCTCAGTCTATCATGCCTGACGGAGACGCTGATTCTGGTGAGGCTATTCCTTACGTACCGGACACATTGGCAGGTGCCAACGTCTTTACTGATAAGACCTTCCGTGATGCGTTACAGGTGTTGGACGACAATGATGTGCCTATGTCAGGTCGTTTCTTTGTCATACCACCTTCCTTGTCCAACACAATGCGTGGTATTGAGCGTTACAACTCATCCGACTTTGTGTCTAATCAAGGTACTGTGAACGGCAAGATTGGTAGCCTGTATGGTGTAGATATTTATGTCTCTACCAACGTGCCTATCATTGAGACTGCTGCTGATAACGATGCTGGTGGCGCTGTGCGTGGTGCCCTTATGGGCCACAAGGACGTATATGTCTTGGCAGAGCAGCGTGGTGTTCGGAGTCAAACCCAGTACCAACAAGAGTATCTTTCTACTCTGTACACGGCTGACCGCTTGTTCGGTACTGAGTGCTACCGCCCCGAGAGTGGCGTAGTGATTGCGGTGAACACTTAAGCCATACATTGGTGGATAACCCTTTTCACATTAGGAGGCCATAATGGCTTACACGACTGACTTTAAAGGCTCGTCTTCAGACGTAGCTCGGTATGACCGCGATAGACACACCTCTAGTGTTGCTACTAGCGTTGACCAGAAAAACACTACTGCATATTGGCAGGCACAAGGCAAGCAGGCTATTACCCGTGCTTGGACTGTATCTACCACTGAACCCTCAAACTCCTAGGAGTAACGTATGGCTACTTTCACCTCAACGAGTACAGCAGACACTCCTCGCTCTGAACGAGACCGATTGTTTGTAGTTGACTCTTCAACCACAGTAACTTCACCGTACTACGTGCGAGAGACTACTGTGTCTGTACCTGCCTACACATATTCGCCTGCGTTAGACGAATAGCATGGCTACTTACACAACAACTATAGATGATACCTCTAGCAGCAGGCTTCGGTCTGTTCGTGACAGGTATGCAGTTGCAAACGCA